ATTGAGAAACTTGAGCTCTTGCTAGAAAAGCAGAGAGTGATGTATACTAGGTTGTCCCTTTCAGATGACCCACAAGCGGTTGAGATGAAAGAGAACCTACGCAAATCAGTGGCTCTGATGGGATTCCCACCAGAGACTGATATGCAAGTTTTATTCAGTAGTATGAACAAGACCATTGAGTCTCTCAAGCAATTCATTGACAGGTGACTCAATCTTCGCTATACTATCTAAGTAAATCCCCCGAATCCAATTAATCCGAGGTAATCCAAATGTCGTTTTCCGACCTTAAAAAGCAGTCCAAACTTGGCAATCTTACCGCCAAACTTGTTAAGGAAGTTGAGAAGATGAATTCTTCCAATTCTTCCTCCGATGAACGTGTATGGAAATTAGAGTGTGACAAGGCAGGAAACGGATATGCTGTAATTCGTTTTCTCCCTGCCCCTAATGGAGAAGACCTTCCGTTTGTGAAGATTTATTCACACGCCTTTCAGGGAGTATCTGGTTGGTATATTGAGAACAGTCTTACCACTCTGAATCAGAAGGATCCTGTGTCCGAACTGAACTCTGAACTGTGGAACAACGGCACTGATGCTGGTAAGGAACTGGCACGTAAGCAGAAGCGTAAACTGACTTATGTTTCCAACATCTATGTGGTGAAGGATCCTGCTAACCCTGCCAACGAAGGTAAAGTCTTCCTGTTTAAGTTCGGTAAGAAGATCTTTGACAAACTGACTGCTGCGATGCAACCCGAGTTTGAAGATGAGGAAGCGATTGATCCGTTTGACTTCTGGCAAGGTGCCAACTTCAAACTGAAGGCAAAGAATGTTGCTGGTTATCGTAACTATGATTCCAGTGAGTTTGCTGCACAAGGCGCTCTGCTGGATGATGATGACGCAATGGAAGCAATCTGGAAGAAGCAGTATTCTTTGGCAGAACTCGTTGCTGCTGACCAGTTCAAGACCTATGATGAACTGAAGAAGCGTCTTGAGTATGTGCTGGGTTCCAAAGGTTCCCGCCGTGTGGATGAAGAAGTGGCAGAAGAGGAAGAGTATTCTCGTGGTCCCGTGAAGGATCTTGATGAGGATCTCCGTGAAGAACTGTCTTCTCTGAAACCCACTCGCCGTCCCGCAGTGGAAGAAGATGAGGATGATGATGCCCTGTCGTACTTCGCCCGTCTTGCTGAGGAGTGAAGACTGATTACTACATTGACCGTGTAAGTAAATCCGAAGCCGCAGAGTTACTTCTGCGGTTTCATTATCTTAAGGACTTTTCTAAATCTTTTAAGAGTGGTTACAACTACGGTTTGTATAAGGGTAATGACTTCTGCCCTTTGAATATTGGCGGTATTCAGGGAGTCTGTGTTTTCACTGGACTCCCTGTTCCAGAAGTCGCACAAGGAGCATTTGGACTTGAACGAAATGATCAACAAGGACTATTTGAACTTTCCCGTCTCTGCATCCATCCAGATACCCAATCTAGTGAGCATAATATCACTTCTTGGTTTGTTTCAAGAGCGATTAGACAGTTACGGAAGGATGCTGAAGTTAAAGCAATCATCTCTTACGCTGATAGTGATTTCCATAGTGGTACAATCTATCGGGCTTGTAACTTTAAATATTGCGGACTCACAGACTCAAAGAAAGATTTCTACTATGCAGACGGAACTAAACACTCTAGAGGCAAAATTAAAGGTGCTGAAGGAGAATGGAAAGACCGCTCCCGCAAGCACCGATATGTGATGGTTTTTGATAAGAACTTAGAGTTATTGTGGTAGTGTAATGTTAGTATTTTGAGTCTGAATCAGAGTGTCTGTAATGTATTCTGAAGACTCTGAATATAACATCTCTCTTCTCATATCATTCAGAAACTGTTGTAGATACGCTGGTTTGAGAAGATAGATGGACCTTTTTTCATCATTCTTTCTGGTTTCATACTCATAGTTTGTAATACCAGTCACAGGACTCAGAGTTTTTGTTCCATCATCTGGATCTGGTATTGTAAAGTTTTGGGTTACAACTTTACCAGCAGGAAGAATCAGGCGGTTGGAAGAATCTTTGACTTCTGTGGTCTCATAAAATCTAATTTTAGTCAGATCATTTCCGTATTTGTTTTCGGCATAATTATAAATTTGATAGTCTGATAATGGCCACTGATCTCTGACATTGATGATGTTGGCAGTGGTCAGAACAACCCAATCTAGTTCTGGACTTCCATAGATCTCGTCGGCAACGGTATCTGGACGAGCACCATCTTTGATTTGATACTTGTTAAAGATGGTGAATACATTATATAAGTCATCACGAAGTTTAACTCTTCTGAAAAGATTCTTTACAATCACATAATCCTGTGAGGAGTTTTTATCAGGTAAGAAAGACTGATATGCGAGGTCTGGTAGTTCTCTGAAGTATCCCATTTTTAGTATCCTACTCCTTCTTTTCCTTCTGATGTTTCATAGTCAGAGGAGTAAATTGGTTCAAGTTCCTTAAATGTTAGGTCCATAATAATAGAGACTGGAGTTCCATCAGCATAAGTTGCGTAAATATTTTCTCCAGTGTAATTTACAGTTATATCTGTGAGAGCACATTGTTTAAATTTATGTAAAAACTTATGGTTAAATGCTCTGCCAGTATCTTTATCTGTTTCAACATATCTTAACTCAAAAATATTTGGAGCACCTAAAAAGAATTGATTACTTGCTTTGGGTGCCATATTCTTTTTAAATGTTCTAATAATATTTTTTACATCAGCAGATTCTTTTTCATCTCTAGGTGTCATTTTAAAAGAAAATCTAAAATTACGAATCGTTGGACCATTAAACAGCAATTCCATATTTGGATTTAGAATTTGATTCTCACCTCTCGCAAGAATTTGATTTAGAGTTATGTTTCCAACTCCAGCAATTTGAGCAGCAGAGGCGGCAAGTTGTCCAAGATAAATGTTTTTTAATTGATCAGATCTTTCTCCAATACCACTTACAAAAGATGTTATATTATTTGTTATGTCTTGAGCCGAACCAGATCTCATTAAATTACCAGCAAATCCTGCCACTTCAGCAGTTACTGCGTCTAGACTATCATCAGAATAAGTGACCTGATTAGAATCACTTATATTTGATGGCATTGGTAAAATAATCGTTGAGATTATACTATCAGATTTGGCTTTGTTTTTAGCAAATCCAGGTGTTTTTAAAAGAACATTTTTTGTTGTTGTTAAATTTGCTTTGTAACTTCCTCCAGGACCAGTTCCGGTAGGATTTTGTTGTCCTCTATTTACAAATACTGGATCTGTTGAAGAGGTGGTTGTGGGAGTTCCAAATTCAGTTTTAATCACCTGAATTTGAAGGTAATCTATACCTGCTTTTATATTTTCTCTTGGATATCTATAATTTTCTGCCATTTTGGCTATTTTTTAACTATTTAGACGGATATTGGCAAAAGGCACCTCTCTTAAATCCGCTAATTCGTCTGGATAAACCTCATATAATTGCCCAGCAACTTCACTCCAGGTATATTGTCTCAATTGACCCCAGTGAAAGTTGATGGCTTTAAATCCCCATTTATAAACTTCAGTCACTGCGACTAAAGGATTTTGATCGTAAGATATATTTGGTGTCTTTGGATTATAAACGAATGTATAATACTTACCTGCCTGTGGAACTCGTCCACTTTCTTGTAACACACTCATAATTTCAAGCATTAAATCATCGGGATCTTCAGTTCCGATTACATTATCAATGACAGAACGTACCCGATTATCATTATCATCGGTCGGGTTTCTTTCTTGCCTTTGCTTGAGTGTCTTTCTAGGCATCTTAAATACCTAATTCGTTTTCTGTGAGAACTTTGAATTCATATCCACGATCAGCACACCATTCTTTTGCCGCTTCCCATTTTGCCTGATTTTTGGCATATTCGTATGCTTCATAGAGATATTTTTTAGTCTGTCTCTGTTGTTTGGGAGGAGGAGTCGTTTGCCGTTTTGGTTTAATCTCAATCAAATACTTTTTAACTTGACCACTAGATTCTTGAACTTTGATATAAAAATCTGGGAAATATCTATGAGGTTTACTGTCTATTGGTGATCTGTACCACACAAACATTTCTTCCGATCCCCATTCCAACACTTTCTCATTGAGATCACAATAGACCATAAACTTCCTTTCCCACAATGATCTGTATATGATATTTGTCGGATCTCCCTTATATTTTTTGGGGAATGATGGTTGGTATTTTCCCTTATACGACATCTAAATACTTTATAATGTAAGGTTCGCACAAGGTATTTAGATGCCAGTCCCATCAATTACTGACATTACAATGCGTAATGCCAAAGCATATTTTGGCAATATGGCAACGACTAACTTATATCAAGTTTTTATTGGTAATGGGTGGCAAGGAACTTTTACAAAACAATTATTAGATCAAGAAAGAGTTGATTTTGGTTCTTTTGGAACTACTTTAGGATTGATGTGTAGCGATGCTTCTCTTCCATCATCAACTTATGCGACAGCAGAAGTCAAAGATAATTTTATGGGAGTCACTCAAGAATTCGCACATACTAGAATTTACACTGATATTGATTTCACTTTTTATATTGACCACGACTATCAAGTTTTAAAGTTTTTTGAATTTTGGATGAATTTTGTTTCTGGGGGTGGACCAGCTCAAACTGCCGATAATAATTCATTCAGAAGATTTAACTATCCAAAGTATTATAAAAACTCACAATTTTATATTAAAAAGTTTGAAAGAGATTATTTACTGGGTGGAAAGTCCAGTATTAATTATCAGTTTATTAATGCTTTTCCAAAGTCAGTGACAAGTATTCCTGTAACTTATGGACCTACAGATTTAATGAAAATTACCGTGACGATGAACTATGATCGTTACTTATATGGATTAGAAACATCATTCGCACCAAAATCCAAACCTTTAGATGGATCCTTTGCGGATCCAAATAGTCCATTATCACAAGCATCTGATAGGGCTCTTAATCCAAATTCTGGGCCAGGATTTTCTGATCCAAGATTAGAAGAAACCTTTCAAAGAATTCAAAATAATCGCTAAATAATCACAACTGAATTTCTATAGGTCATTATGCCTTTACCAAAGATCTCTACACCAACGTATGAGTTGGAATTGCCCTCTACTGGAAAGAAAATTAGATACAGACCATTTCTAGTGAGAGAAGAAAAGATTCTTATTATGGCACTGGAATCTGAAGATACGAAACAGATTTCAAATGCGATTGTTCAGATTCTTTCTGATTGTATTGCCACAAAAACAGTAAAAGTTTCTGAACTTTCAACATTTGATATTGAATATTTGTTCTTGAATGTTCGTGCTAAATCTGTTGGTGAAACCGTTGAAGTAAATGTGACTTGCCCTGATGATGGTGAGACACAAGTTCAAATGGAAATTAATATTGACGACATCAAAGTTCAAAAAGATCCAAATCATTCCAATATCATTAAATTGGATGAGAATCTTTCAATGAAACTTAAGTATCCTTCATTAGAACAATTTGTTGAAAATAACTTTGAAGTTAATGAGTCTGATTCGGATGTAAATAAGTCTCTATCAATGATTATTTCTTGTATTGATATGGTCTATGATCAAGAAGAGTCTTGGAGTGCCGCAGATTGTAGCAAAAAAGAACTTGAAGAATTTGTAGAACAAATGAACACCA